TAAGATTTACAAATTTAATACTTCTAATTATCGTAAATTTGTTAGAAATACAAATTAAAAAACTTTTAGGAAAATACAATGGCAGCGAATGATATAGATAAGGGTTTAGCTCAAGCACCAAAGGGCTTAGATGACATGATGGCTGAAATGGCTAATATGGAGCCTGATGTTGAAATTGAAATTGAAGACCCAGAAGAAGTTACTATTAAAGCTGGAGGCATGGAGATTGAAATTGACCCTGATGAAATGGATGATGGGTTTAATGATAACCTTGCTGAAGAGATGGATGATGACTTACTCCAGAATCTTGCTAGCGATTTATTAGAAGAATATGAAGGTGATTTATCTGCACGTAAAGATTGGTTAGATACTTATGTTGAAGGTCTAGACTTATTAGGTCTTAAACTAGAAGACAGAAGTGAACCATGGGAAGGAGCATGTAATGTTTATCACCCATTAATGACAGAAGCCTTAGTTAAATTCCAAGCGGAAACTATGACCGAAACGTTTCCAGCATCTGGTCCTGTAAAAACACAAATCATTGGTAAACTCACAAAAGAAAAAGAAGAAGCTGCTGACCGTGTAAAAGAAGATATGAACTATCAACTCACTGAGAAGATGGTTGAGTATAGACCTGAACATGAACGTATGTTATGGGGTTTAGGTTTAGCAGGTAATGCATTTAAAAAAGTATATTATGATCCAAGCTTAGAGCGTCAAGTCTCTATGTATATTCCAGCTGAAGATTTAGTAGTACCTTATGGTGCTTCATCTTTAGAAACAGCTGAACGTGTTACACATGTAATGCGTAAGACTAAAAATGATTTAAGAAAACTACAAGTTGCAGGATTCTATCGTGATGTTGAATTAGGTGAACCATCACATGACTTAGAAGAAGTTGAAAAGAAAATTGCAGAGAAGATGGGATTCAATGCAACAACTGATAACCGATTTAAAGTTTTAGAAATGCACGTTGACCTTGACTTAGAAGGTTATGAAGATGAAGATGATGGAGAACAAACAGGTATTGCTTTACCTTACGTTGTAACCATTGAAAGATCAACACAAACAGTTTTATCTATTAGACGTAACTGGAACCCTGATGACGATACAAAACAAAAACGTCAGCACTTCGTACACTACGGATATGTACCAGGTTTTGGATTCTATTGCTTCGGTCTAATTCATTTAATTGGTGCTTTTGCAAAATCAGGCACCATGTTATTACGTCAGTTAGTAGACGCAGGTACATTATCAAACTTACCCGGTGGATTCAAAACACGAGGACTTAGAATTAAAGGAGATGAAACACCAATCGCTCCAGCTGAGTTCAGAGATGTAGATGTACCATCAGGCACAATCAGAGATAACATATTACCTCTGCCTTACAAAGAACCAAGCCAAGTTCTAAATCAATTAATGAATCAAATCGTTGATGAAGGACGTCGCTTTGCATCAGCAGCAGACCTAAAAGTATCAGACATGTCAGCCAATGCTCCAGTCGGTACTACATTAGCAATATTAGAAAGAACTCTAAAAGTGATGAGCGCAGTTCAATCTCGTGTTCATTATGCAATGAGACAAGAATTTAAACTAATAAAAAATATTATTAGAGACTATACAGATGATGAATATACATATGATCCAGATGAAGGTACTCCAAGTATTAAGAGATCTGATTATGATATTGTAGAAGTTATCCCCGTATCTGACCCTAATGCTGCAACAATGTCACAGAAAGTTGTTCAATATCAAGCAGTTATGCAAATGGCACAGTCTAATCCTGACATTTATGATATGGTTGAACTTAATAGACAGATGTTAGACGTGTTAGGAGTTAAGAATGCAGATCTATTAATACCTAATAAAGATGAAATGAAACCTGCTGATCCTGTATCAGAAAATATGAATATACTAAATAGTAAACCGGTTAAAGCGTTTGTATACCAAGACCATAAAGCTCATTTAGATGTACATATGGCTTTCATGAATGATCCTAAGATTAGACAATTAGTTGGACAAAGCCCTAATGCTGGAGTTGTACAAGCAGCTATTGAGGCTCATATTGCAGAACACTTAGCGTTTGAATATCGCAAGCAATTAGAAGAACAATTAGGTGTACCATTACCAACACCAAATGAAGTCTTACCTGAAGATGCTGAAGTCGAAGTTTCTAGACTGGCAGCTCGGGCAGCTGAACAACTCTTACAAAAAAATACTGCTGAAGTACAGCAACAACAGATTGCTCAACAACAGCAAGACCCAATTATCCAAATGCAACAACAAGAGCTACAAATTAAGCAAATGGAAGCACAAGCAAAAGCACAGAAAATGCAAGCTGATACCGCATTAGAACAAGCTAAACTTGAATTAGAAAAAATGAGATTAGAATCTGATGAAAGAATAGCGGGTGCTAAACTTGGAGCTAATGCTGTGATGGATAATAGAAAGATAGCATCTCAAGAACTAATGGCAGGAACAAAGTTAGGTATTGATGCTGTTCAAAAAAACAAAGATAGAGAAATTCAGTCAACCAACAGAAAGGACTAATCCATGATAGATGGTACGTTAAAACTTCTAGCTGAGAAGTTAGAAGAAGAACGCAGAATTATTTTAGAATCATTAGGTGATGGGCATGCGCAAGATTTTGCTCAATACCAAAACAGTGCAGGCATTATTCGAGGTCTTATGATTGCACAAAGACACATAGCAGACCTTGCAAAAAATATGGAGATGGACGATGAGTGAAATCATTACGCCAAATAAAACAATTGTGGACTACAAAGGCAAGGCAGTAACAGCTGAAGAAGAACCTAAGCAAGAACAAAAACCAACTCAATTACCAGAAGTCAAAGGCTATCGCATTTTATGTGCTGTGCCTAATGTTGATGAAAAGTATGAAAGTGGTTTGATTAAAGCAGACAAAACAAGACATATTGAGGAACACTCTACTGTTGTTTTATTTGTTATTAAACTGGGAGATATGGCTTATGCTGATAAGGATAGATTCCCAACAGGACCCTGGTGTAAAGAAGGTGACTTCGTAATCACTAGAGCATATTCGGGTACTCGTATCAAAATACATGGTAAAGAGTTCCGCATTATTAACGACGATACCGTAGAAGCAGTGGTCGATGACCCACGTGGATACGAACGCGCATAAGGAGAAGAAGTATGGCAAAGATTATAAATGAAATTCCTGCTGAACTTGAAGATGATGAATCTACTGAAGTAGAATTAGAGGCGTCTGAAGAGCAAGTAGCGGAATCAAAAGAAGAACCAAAAAAAGAAGCGAAAGCCGAACCTGAATTTGAGATTGAAGAGGAAGATGATACACCTCCAGAAGACAGGAACCGTGAACCACTACCAGATAAAGTAAAACAAGAATTAGAAGAAGATAATCTGGAAGAATATTCATCACGAGTCAAGGAAAGAATGGCTCAGTTGAAAAAAGCTTGGCATGATGAAAGACGAGCAAAAGAAGCAGAAGCACGTGAACGTGAAGAAGCTTTAAGAGTAGCTCAACAAATCATCGAAGAAAATAGAAGATTAAAATCTACTTTAAGTACAGGCGAAGAAGATTATCTTAAAACTTTAAAAGAAAGTTATGAAAAAGAACTTGCATTAGCTAAAAAAGATTATCGTGAAGCTTATGATTTAGCAGACCCTGATAAGATCAGTGAAGCTCAAGCTAAGATGAATGAGGCTCAATATAAGCTATTACAGGCTCAACAGCTTAAACCACAATATAATATTCCTTTACAAACGGAAGAAAATAGTGGACAATTACAACAAAATAGAATACAGCCACAGGCAGCTAAAAAACCTACGGAAAGAGATCTTGCTTGGCAAGAAAAGAATCCTTGGTTTGGAGCAGATGACGAAATGACAAGTCTAGCCTTTGGATTGCATAAGAAACTTTCAAATTCTGGTTTTATGCCAGGAAGCGAAGAATATTATCGTCGCATAGATGAAGCGATGCATAAACGATTCCCAGAATACTTTGGGGAAACTGAATCGTTGGACGCGGATAAACCTGCCCAACGCACTACAAAACCTTCTACTGTAGTTGCTCCAGCAACCAGGTCAACTGCACCCAAAAAGGTGCGACTCACCAAAACACAGTTAGCTTTAGCTAAAAAGTTTAAACTAACACCTGAGCAATATGCAAAAGAACTTTTAAAAACGGAGAACGCAAATGGATAACAGAAAAAATAGAGATATTGAAACTCGTGACGAATTAGATGTAAGAACTAAAACTTGGGCACCGCCTTCTTTACTCCCAGAGTTTAAGAAGCAACCAGGATGGGCTTATAGATGGGTACGAGTTACACTCGCTAATGAACCTGATGCCAGAAATGCGTCTTCTAAAATGCGTGAAGGCTGGGAACCTGTGAAACATTCAGAGCACCCAGAAATAAAATTAACGTCAAACCCTAACAGTCAATATAAAGATGCTGTTGAAGTAGGTGGTTTGATACTATGTAAAATGCCTCAAGAAATGGTAGACCAGAGAAATAGATACTATAAAGATAAAGCAGAAGGTCAAGCTAAAGCTGTTGATAATAGCTTTATGAAAGAAAATGACCCTCGTATGCCTTTATTCTCTGATAAAAAATCTACTAAATCTTTTGGTAGAGGTTAAACAAATATCTTTAAGGAGATTATATTATGGCAACAACAGCCGCACCTTACGGTTTAAAAGCCGTTAACTTGGTAGGTGGTCAGCCTTATGCTGGCTCTACTCGCCTAGTAAAAATTGCGTCTGGGTATGCTTCGAATATCT